GACACTGCATGGAAAAACGGCCAGTCGCAGCTGCAAGCTATCCATACCATCCTGTCGTTATAGGATGGTAGGATGGTGCATGCCTACACTATTGCTGAATAGTTACCTGTAAGCCTCCGCGCCGCTTTATTTATTAAAGAAACTTAAAATATTGTTCCGATATTTGTTTCTTTCAAAAGAAAGCACTAATTTTGCAGCCCGTAAGCGAACATGGCTTCAACGCACATCGCAGCTTCTACAAAGGAAAGGTGCTCGAGTGGCTGAAGAGGCACGCCTGGAAAGCGTGTAACCGTCTAAAGCGGTTCGGGGGTTCGAATCCCCCTCTTTCCGCTGAATTAGGAAGGGTTTTCACCCTTCCTTTTTGCGTGTATGCTCGGCATGAGCTTATTCTAATGGGTGCAAGTCCCTAACAAGCCCTAATAGCGGGAATTGTATAGCCAATAGCAAGGGTGTCCACTGCGAGGTGGAATCTGAAAGAAGCTGGCGGCAAACATCCGGCCTAACGTACAGAAACTTCATATAAGGCATTTGACCATGGATGAGATTGCACGACAAATCAAAGTCCTATAGCTATTCGGAATGGTTGGTGTAAATGAAGTGGGTATAAGATGGAAAGAATAAGCCCTTATCCGAGGAGGTCTCACGGACATGACGATTAGTTGCTTTTACGAAAGTCATGGAGTAAAGCTTGCCGTGAGAAGTCAGCAGATGCCATAGTAGTGGAGTTCTCGATAACGCTCCATGAAGGGCAGAACCTATAAATTAAACGATAGTAATTGAAACGTACCTCATGAAGGAAAGAATGCAGAAAACATTGGCAGAAGTCAAGGGCTGCCCTCAGAAAGATAGGACGGAATCCGAAGGATATGTGGGAGTGCAGACCTTCATGTGGATATGTGAAGACAACATCGTGGAAGTACCATTCGACAAGGAACACCTATTGGAGCGCATCATCAGTCCCGATAACTTGCGCAAAGCCTACAAGGCAGTGCAGCGTAACAAGGGCTGTAGCGGTATCGACAAGATGTCATGTGAACAAATGCTCCCTTGGCTCTTGGCTAACAAGGATGTCCTAATCCGTTCCTTGCTTGACGGTTCATACCGTCCGAACCCAGTAAAAAGGGTAGAGATACCCAAAGCCAATGGCAAGATGCGCCTGTTGGGCATCCCCACGGTCATAGACCGTCTGGTTCAACAAGCCATCAACCAGACCCTAACCCCCATCTATGAGCGCCAATTCTCTCCAAGAAGCTACGGCTTCCGCCCGAGAAGAGGTTGCCATGATGCCCTGAGAGGTGCGCAGAAAATAGTTGATGATGGCTACATCTATGTGGTCGACCTCGACTTGGAGCGTTTCTTCGACACCGTGAGCCATAGCAAACTCATAGAAATCCTCAGCCGCACGATAAAGGATGGCAGGGTGATAAGCCTTATCCACAAATATCTCCGCAGTGGTGTGATGAACAAAGGTGTGTTCGAGACAAGTGAGGAAGGCACTCCCCAAGGAGGACCGTTAAGTCCGCTTTTGAGTAATATTATGCTCAACGAGTTGGACAAGGAACTCACACGTCGAGGTCTCCCTTTTGTTCGCTACGCCGATGACTCGATGATATTTTGTAAGTCCAAGCGTGCAGCCAAGCGCGTGAAGGAATCCATAACCCGATTCATCGAAGGAAAACTTCATCTAAAGGTGAATAGGGATAAGACAGTTGTGTCCTATGTGCAAGGTGTGAAATACCTTGGCTACTCCTTTTATGTAATGAAAGGCAAATGCCAACTCACTGTACATCCAAAAGCCAAAGCCAAGATGAAAGCCAAACTCAAGGAGTTGACTTCCCGAAGCAATGGTTGGGGATATGCCAAAAGGAAGCAAAAACTTGAAGAGTACATAAAGGGCTGGGTAGGATACTATCACCTCGCTAATATGAAACGTTTTCTCATAGAAACGGATGAGTGGCTAAGGCGACGGCTACGTATGTGTATATGGAAGTCGTGGAAGAGGGTGAAAACGAGAGTTGCCAACTTGGTAAAGTGCGGTATTGACAAATACCAAGCTTACATGTGGGGCAATAGTCGTTTGGGTTATTGGCGCATAGCTGGTAGTTATATACTAAGCCGTGCTATAACCAACGAAAAGTTGAGCATGGCAGGCTATGCTACATTGATGGGTTCATACATCGAATGGCACCCAAAATAGGAACCGCCGTATGCGGAACCGCACGTACGGTGGTGTGAGAGGTCGGAAAACGAAAGTAGGAGAAAAACTACTTCGTTTTCCTCCTACTCGATTTTTATGGGCTTAAATGGTTGATTTTTAAGTGTTTGCAATTTCTTTTCTTTTTTTTGGTTGGGTTCGATTTCTGTATAAGGGGATAGTGTTTTGTCTTCGATATATTGCTATATATTGCGATATTATGCGATGTATGGCGGTTAGCGGAGTACATTTGTTGTACACATAAAAAGGAAATGTTGTACACAGGGAAACGGGAAAGTTTGCACAGATAGAAATCAAGAAATCGAGAAAGAAATCGAGAAAGAAAGAAGAAAGAAAGAAAAAAGAAATCAATCAAGAAAGAAAGGATAAGGATATGGATAAATTACCGAGTTTTAGCTGGTGCTTTGACCGGCGAGGGACGCTGGCGACGACGGGTGTGGCCAGTGTGGAGATGCGTGTGTCGTATATGCGCAGGTGCAAGGTGATGGCTACAGGGGTGAGGCTGGGCCGTGGCGAGTGGCGTGACGGTCGCGTGGTGAAGCGGGGGGACGCCGTGGCGCTGAACAGGGTGCTGGAGCGGATGCGCGGGGACGTGCTGCGCGTGCTGGATGAGATGATGGAGGAGGGGATGGTGGATATCATGGCCATCCCGGATAGGATGGCGAGGATGAAGGGGGAGGGTCGGACGTTCCTGGAGTGGTGCCGGGAGCGGGCCGAGGTGAGGAAGTACGGACGGGCTGCGGACAGTCAGGAGCGGTATGACCGGTTTCTGAGGTGGTTCTCGGCGTGGGGCGGTATTCGCTATTTCTCGGACGTGACGGACCACGGCGTGCTGGCGATGGATGCGGCGCTGAAGGAGAAGGGGATGACGGACTACTCGAAATGGAATAACTACCACCGCTTCCTGAACTCGTTCATACTGGATGCGATGGCGGCTGGGCTGCTTCGACGAAATCCCTATAAGTGGGTGAACATTAGGAAGGACAAGGAGAGCCACGGCTTGCATAAGTACCTGACACTGGAGGAGCTCCGACGGGTGGAGACGGCGCGGATGGGGACTGAGAGCCTGGAGCGGGTGCGGGACCTCTTCGTGTTCCAGTGCTACACCTGTCTGGCTTATCATGATTTGGCCGACTTCGACGCGGGCAGGCTGGTAGATGTGGGCGGCGGCAGGTGGTCGTATAGTGGGGAACGTGGGAAGACTGGGAAGGAATACTCTTTCTTACTGCTACGGCCCGCTGTGGCCGTGCTGGAGAAGTATGGGTGGCGGCTTCCTGTGCTCTCTAACGTGAAGTATAACGAGTATTTGAAGGTGGTGGCGCAGACTGCGGGGGTCGATAAGCCTATCACGAGTCATTGGGCGCGCCATACGGGGGCGACGGTGCTGCTGAACGCTGGCGTGGACATGGAGACGGTGGCGCGGGTGCTGGGGCATAGCTCGACGAAGGTGACGCGCTCGACGTATGCGCGGCTGCTGGATGATACGGTGGTGAGGAAGATGCTGGAGGCCGAGCGGGCAATCGAGCGTTAAAAAATATAAAACATAATACTTTCTTTATGCTTTTCTTGTGTATAACAAATATTTTATGTACCTTTGCATTGTGATAAATAAATGATGGTTTAACATTAAAAAATTCAAGTATGAATGAAGAATTAGAAAAGGCAATCAGTCGCAAAAAGAAAGAGATTTCCGACTATGTGAGAATCGCAAAGAGCCTTCACATTGAGGAGGCGGAGATTCAGAAAAGAGTCGATTTGCTGCTCGGAGACCTCTCAAGGCTGCTAAGAATGCGAAAGTAGAACCCACCTCCCCTTCGGGGGAGGCTTAAAACGAATCAAAAATGAATAAAAAAGCTACAGAACTATTGAACGAATACGCGGCTCTTGCTGGTAAAGAGGACGCGGCAAGTGTTGCCAGGAAAGAGGAGATTGTCGGCTGGCTTCATGACCATGCTGACGCGGCAACAAAAGAAGAAGCTGGAAGGTTTGTTAAACAAAAACTCGGGGAGATAGAAATCTCTGTTGATAATCTTCGCGCACAGATTGACGGTGAAGCGTATCGCCTGCTGCCTCTGTCGTATATTGCTGAGCGTTATTTCGGGAAGAGTGCGGCATGGCTTTCTCAGCGTCTCAACGGCACGCTCGTCCGTGGCCGTTCCTATACGCTCAACGAAGAGCAAAAGAAGATTTTCAACGATGCAATGCAGGATATCAGTCTTCGCATTGGTTCGATACATTTGACTTGAAGGTTTTAGTGTAAAGCCTCTTTATTTATCACGTTTCCCCCAGGCTATAATAGTTTGGGGGTCTTTTTTTTGCTTTATGGAGATTTTTTTGTATATTTGCAGAAATAAAAAGTAAAGAAAAGCCGAGATGAGTGACACCCCTTCTACTTTCCAGACTGAGAGACCTGCGAGCGACGGAGATGCGCGGCAGACTGATGGTGCGAGCGTAGTACGGCGCAGGGAGTATCGGACGCACCGAGTTAGTTTCCGGATATCGGATAGCGATTTTCAGATTTTTTGCCAGTTGAGCGAGCGAGGCGGATTCGCTTCGCTGAGCTCGTTCCTGAGGTATCTGGCGTACTGCGCCGTGAGGGCCGCTGGTGACGACATGACGGGCGAGATACCCGAGGGCGTGCTTCGGGTATTCAAACGGACGTATGACTACGACACCGAGACACTTGCCGCCGCCGTAAAGCTGGTGGAGGAAGGGCGGGTGGCCGTGCCTGAGGAGAAGCCGACGGTGGAGGATGAGATAGGCGGGATGTTTCGCGAGCTCTCCGATGAGGGAGCGGAGCGGATGTTTCCGGGCGACGTGAACTGGCGAAAATAGCTGGCGGGTGCCTATTCTCGGCGGCTGGGCCTATCTATATGAACAGGAAAGGAGATACAGAGAAGGCGGGCCGTCGAGGCGGTGGTGGACACTGGCGGGGCGGCAAGCGAAGAAAGGAGTATAAGCGCATTATTCACTCCAAGCGGTGGCACGCGCTTCGGTCGGCGTATATCGACGCCCATCCGTTCTGCGAGGAGTGCATGGCCCGCGGCATCATGGACCAGCCTGCCGAGGAGGTGCACCACGTGCGGCCTATCGGTACGGGCAGGAGCTGGGAGGAGATGTGCGCGCTGGCTTTCGATGCTCATAATCTGCGAAGCCTCTGCCACGACTGCCATGTGGCGGCCCACCGACGGCAAAGGAAGGAGGGGAAGGAGCCGAGCGAAGACGTGAAGGCGTGGTTAGAGAGGTTTCTGCACGTCTGACGGGGCGTACTGAAGGGCCTCTTGTGTGGACTGGAAACGGCCAAAAGCGTGCCGATAATGGCGGTTTTTGTTCCGATAACGGCTATAATCGGCTATAATCGGCTATAATCGGCTATAAGTGGTCGGAAATGGCCGATCAATGGGCGATGGGCGGACGGGGACGGACGTGGGGAACATCATTAACATTTATACGAGAACGATATGGGAATGATCGAAGAGAAACGGCACTATGTGCTGGAGATCCGGGAGCGCATGGAGGCCCGCGGGCTCTATGATGAGAGTCTGGAGCCCGCCATCGGCGTGCTGGCTGGTCTGCTATGCCGTCTCGACACCATCCGGGAGAGTATAGCCGAGGAGGGCACGATGCTGACCGTGGTGAGCCGTGAGGGCAATCCGAGGACGATTCTGAATCCTGCCGTGTCGGCTGAGATACAGTGTACGGAGGAGATACGGAAGTATTTCCGAGACCTCGGTCTGTCTGTGGCGAAGCCTGCGGGATTCGTGAACCAGGAGAAGGACGCACGGCCACGGACTGGGGACCGTCTCGTGAGCCTCATGGAGGGGCTCGGAGGGCAGAAGCCGACGCTCTATCGGAAGAAGGAGAAGAACTAAGTGCTGGTAAGTGCTGGTAAGTGCTGGCACGGATAGACAGAGACAGAGAAGAACAGATAAGGACAGGCAAGGACATGACCGAGGACGAGAAGCAGCGGGAGCGGGAGGCGAAGGCCGCGTGTGCTGGCTGGTTGCAGGACTGCGACCTGCCGGGCTATCACCTGGGGCGCATCGACCGCCGTCTGCTGGACTATGCGAAGAGCCTGGCGGGGCATCCCGAGCGGCATAATCTCTACGAGCTGCTGGGGCTTCGTCGGTTTTTGCTGATGCTGGAAAAATACGACTTTCGGATAGACAAATACAAGCAATTCGCGGCTTTTTATGAGCAGCTGAAATTCAGCGGCGTGAGGGGTAGGCAGAGCTACCGGCTGACGCCCGTGCAGGTGTTTCAGTTTGCCAACATCATGGGCTTCTATACGGACGAGACGCACCGACTGTTTCACGACGTGCTGCTCTTCGTGCCTCGTAAATTCTCGAAGACGACGGAGGTGGCCAGTCTGGCCGTCTATGACCTATTGTTTGGCGACCGGAACTCGCAGTGCTACACGACGGCCAACACCTACCAGCAGGCGAAAATCTGCTTTGATGAGATCAGGGGCGTGCTGAGAGGCATGGACCCCGGGCTGGGCCATTTCAAGCTCAACCGAGAGTTAGTGAGCTGGAAGGACAGCGGACTGCGCGAGAGTTTTATCCGATGTCTGGCGAGCAACGCCGACAAGCTGGACGGTCTGAACGCCTCGACCGTCATCAATGATGAGTACAGTCAGGCAGACAGCGCGGACCTCTATAACGTGCTCACGACCTCGATGGGTATGAGGGAGAATCCGCTGGTGGTGACTATCACGACGGCCAGCGACAAGGTGGAGAGCCCCTTCGTGTCGATGCTGGAACATTGTAAGAAGGTACTGCGGGGCGAGACGGACGACGATAGAACGTTTGCCCACTTGTTCATGCCCGACGTGGATGACGAGGAGGGCGACGTGCAGACGTGGCGGAAGGTGCAGCCACATCTCGGCATCACCGTGAAGGAGGGCTTTTACGACGACATGTGGCGGAAGGCGCAGAGCAGCGCGGACGACATGAGGGCCTTCCGGACAAAGCTGCTGAACGTCTTCGAGACGGGCACGATGGAGACGTGGATCAAGGGCGAGGTGGTACGGAGCCACTACAGACGCGTGGAACTGGGGGCGCTTGGGTATCGGCCCGAGTGTCAGGTGGCGGTGGATCTGAGCGTGCGTGACGACTTCTCCGCCGTCTCGTACTTCCTGCACTTGAAGGACGCCGAGGGCGGCCACATGATCACCGACTACTATATCCCGCGGCAGACGCTGGAGAGCCATGTGAACCGTGTGATCTATGCGAAATGGGTAGCGGAGGGGTATATGAACGTATGTGGGGAGGAGACGATCGACTACGAGCAGATAGCCCGCGACATCTTCCAGCGAGGCAGCCAGCTGCGCATCCTTCGCATCGGCTTCGACCCCAACCGGGCGCAGACGTTCCAGAACACGCTGCGGGCGACGGGCGGCGGGCCGTACATGCAGGCCTATAAGCAGACCAACTACTATTTTACGCGGGCCGTGGAGGGTACTGAGGAACTTTTGTACAACGACAAACTGACCTTTGACCCGAATCCGATCAACGCCTATTGCTACGACAACGCCGTGCTGGACGTCGATAAAATGGGGAACAAGAAGCCGATGAAGAAGCAGCAGAAGGCGAAGATAGACGGGTGCATCACGGGCACCATGGCGATCGGGCTGAGTATCGAGCAGGTGAGGGGCGCCATGGAATAGCAAAAGCCCCCATTAACGGGGGGCTTTTGCTCTCTCGGCCATTTGGCAAATGGCCGTTACTTGTCGAGATCTTCCAACCATTTCTTGCCCGACTTCGTGTGGAGCCATGCGTAGAAACATATCCCGAAAAGTGACCCCAATCCAAATATTATTGTAAGACCGTTCATAATGTTTCTTATTTCTTGCAAAGATAAGCGTTTCGTGTTGTCTTCGCAAATGTTGTGGCGTACTTTTTGGATTGTTTTACAAAATAGGGATAAAATGAAGAAAAAAAATGGGCGAGAAGAGGGGGAGAAGGTGGTGGTGGTGCCTATTTAGTGGTATTTTCCGAAATGGAAAAACCCAGTAATAAGGATGGGAAAAATAAAAAACACCATGTGGGGAATGTTCCGAGAGGCCGCCGTGTCCGTTCTGAGAGACGTGACGGGCGGTGGTGGCGGCACGATAGAGCGTGCCCCCGGGCTTCTGCCTGTCGGTACTATCCTCGGACTTGATGATATGGTCGATGCCTATACGGCGAGCAGCGTGGCGTGTGTGAAGCGCTGCGTGGAGATCAAGGCGGGCAGCGTGGCCAGTCTTGGGCTTCATGCTATGCGCCGACGCATGGAAGACGGGCGGACGTGGTATGAGGATGCTGAGGGCACGGTGGCCGACCGCTTGCTCTCGGAGCGTCCGAACCCGCGGCAGACGGGCTTCGACCTGCTTTGGCAGGTGGTCTATCAGCGGGAGATGTACGGCAACGCCTATATCGTGCCCGTGTATCGTGGGGGCGTGCTGAGCGCTCTGTACTGTGTGCCATCGGACTGCTCGGTGAGCTACGACCGCCTGCGTAGCGTCTATACCGTGAACGACATCTACGACGGCATCGAGGGTGAGTATATGCCCGACGAGATTATCCATGTCCGGAGCTATTGCCGGGACGGCTTCATGGGCACGCCCGTGACTGAGCTCGCCTCGCTGGTGCTGAGCAACGCTCGGAAAGCCTACAAGCAAGAGGGGGAGATGTTTACCCCAGGCAGTACGCTCCGCGGCTTCATCACGGGCGAGGACACCGTGCAGGTGGGCTACGGCGGCGCTACTGACAAGCAGCTGAAAGGCGTGACGCAGCGCATCCGTGAGGCCATCGGGAGCGGCCAGAACCTGAACTTTCTGCCGGGTACGATGAAGTTTGTGCAGACGGGCATGACGCCCAGCGACCTCCAGTTGCTCGACAGTATGAAATTTATAAACATGGAGATTTGCCGATTTTTCGGCGTGCCTCCGATGCAGGTTTTCCAGGACACCAATGCCAACTACAGTAGCACGGAGAGCAGTCAGACCATCTTCATGACCAGCACGCTGGCGCCGCTGATGCGTCAGATCGAGAGCGAGGTGACGGAGAAGCTCTTCGGCGGCGACGGCCACATGCGGGCCCGCTTCCGCATCGACGACTACTATCAGAATGCCCCGCTGGCTCAGGCTACGGCCCTATCGAAGCTCATACAGACGGGCGTGATCACGCCCAACGAGGCCCGCGCCCGCATGGGCTACCGTCCGCTGGAAGGTGGCGACGACCTCGTGGCCAATGGCAGCCTGGCGAAGCTCGGAGCGGGCAACAGTAAGGAGTAGGCGGCAGGGGTGGTGCCTATTTTTGAAGAATATACCAATAAGAAAAAGAAGACAATGGAGCAATATAGATACTACACTCGGACGGAGCTTCGTGCCCAGGCCGACAGTCGGCAGATTGAGGGGCGCGTATTCCTGTACGGCTCTCGCTCGGTGCTGCTTCCCGACTGGGACTATGGCAGCGTGTTTGAGGAGATCACCCCTGGCGCTCTGAGCGAGGACGTGATGCGGAGCAGCGACATCGTGGCCTGCCTGAACCATGACCCCGGCCAGATGCTGGCCCGCAGCATGGACGGGAAGGGCAGTCTGCGGCTGGATCTCGACGACGAGGGTCTGCTGATGCGCTTCGACGCTGCCAACACATTGTGGGGCGACTACGCCCTGGAGAGCGTGCGGCGTGGCGACTTTTCCGGGATGAGCTTCGGATTCTACGCCGACAAGGACACGTTCTCCTACTCGAAGGAGAAGGACCAGGACGGGAAGGAGTACTACGTCCGCCACCTGGACAAGATCAGCAGGATGTTTGACGTGAGCATCGTGACCCATCCCGCCTATCCCGCCACGAGCGTGAAGCAGCGCAGCGCTGGCGTGAAGGACGGTCTGCTGGCCGCTGGCCTGATCGAGGAGGAGCAGCCCGCCCTGGTGCGTGGCGACTATGACACTATCGGCGCATGGCTTCGCCGTACTACATAAATTCACCAAAACAAAAACAAAGACAGAAATGACAAGAGAAGAGTACATGGCGGCCATCCGCCGCCGCAGTGAGATTCGCCAGGAGATGGAGACGCTCCAGCAGACCCTGGCCCGCGAGAACCGCGACATGACCGACACCGAGCGCCAGCAGTTTTCTGCATTGAGAGCCGAGGACGACGCGCTGATGGTCGGCTGCGTGCAGTATGAGAGCGAGCGCAGCAGCGAGCGCAGCCGCCAGTTTGAGGAGCAGCGCGCGCAGGACAGCCAGGAGGCCAACTTCGGCCGCCTGCTTCGCAGCATCGCCAGCGGCCGCGGCATCCCTGAGGACTTGGCCGCCTGCCGTGACGAGGAGGGCAACTTCCGCTTTGCCTACAACCGCGCCGACGAGCAGCTGCGCGCCGACACCATCCAGCAGGCCGCGAGCACGAAGAACATCACGCCCGTGTATATCCAGGACTACATCCGCGAGCTGACGCCCCAGACGATCATCGGTCAGGTGGGCGCCCGCATCCAGAGCGGCATCACGGGTCAGTGGAACTTCCCGACGGTGAAGGGCTTGAAGGCGACGTGGTATGGCGAGAACGACGCCGTGACGCCTCAAACGATGGAGTTTGGCGTGAAGACGATCACGCCGCACCGTCTGCCGATCCGCGTGGACATCTCCAACCGTGCCATCAACCAGACGGCGGGCGCTATCAGCAGCCTCGTGACGGAGACGATGCGCCTGAAGCACACGCTCGCCCTGAACGAGGCCTTTGTCGCAGAGACCGCCGCAGCCAACGCCCCGACCAGCCCGCTGGCCAGCATCTCCGAGGGCAACACCATCGCCGCTACGGGTGGCAGCTCGACGCTGACGCGCCAGCTCTTCCTCGACCTTCGCTCGAAGGTGAACGAGGCCAACGTGCCGGTGAACGCTCCCTGCTTCATCATGGACTGGAAGGCCTACGCCGAGCTGGCCAACACGCCCATCGACAAGGGTAGCGGCCGTTTCCTGCTCGACCTCTCGACGAACACGATCGACGGTGTGCCCGTGATTCCGACGAGCCTCTGCAAGAAGGGCACGATCTACTACGGTAATTTCGGCTACGCCCTGGTGGGTCAGTTTGGCCCGATGACGATGGGCATCGACACCACGTCCGTGAGCGTGCTCTCGACGAACACGGTGGCCATCGTCATCAACTCCGAGTGGGACTTCTTCGCCCCGTACCCGGAGGCGTTCGGAAAGATCACCTATACTGTAGCATAGACCAGGCAGGGCCCGCGGAGGGTGGAGTGCATAGGCCGCGGGCCCGCTGGTTTTTCATAAAAATATTAACGATAAAGGAAATAGAACATGGCAGCAGTAACGCAAGACTATATGAACGGCAGCAACGTGCTGTTTACCGTCGGTGGCAAGGGCCTGGGGCATAGCACCACGCACACCGTCACCTTCAACACTGAGACGAAGGAGCGCGGCGTGAAGCCTCCCGTGAAGGAGAAGACCAAGAAGGCTCTCTTCAGCGGCAAGGGCGTGACGAAGATGAGCATCAGCGTCCATGGCGAGGGATTCCGCTACAAGGGCGAGGAGGAGCTCAGCCTCGACGACATCCGCAAGTTGTGGGGCGCAGGACAGAGCGTGGAGCTCTCCTGCTTCGAGCGCGATGGCGACACTACGCCCTACCTGAAGGGCAAGTTCGTCATCACGAAGGTGGAGGAGACGAGCCCCGCGCAGGACGACGCCACCTTTAACGTGGATTTCGAGAACGACGGCGAGCCCGAGGTGTATCCCGGACAGGACGCTGCGACCGATCCCGGCCACGGCGGATAGTGAATAGGGAAACGATTCCATAATATAGCATTCGCTTTACTTTTTTGATTTGATTGTTTGGGCGGGAGCGGGTTTCCTGCTTCCGCCCTTTCTTATTAACGAACCAAGGACGAAGACCATGCCCAGATATATAGACGTGGATAGTGCTATCCACTTTAGCCGGCTTCGCTACGCCAGCGACCTCGACAAGGAAGAGGTGGCCCAGTTTATCGACGCCGCCGAGCAGACGCTTGCCGCCGACTTGCAGGTGAGCGACCTGAAAGAGCTGGAGACCGCTCCCGGCGCGCTGCCCGCCGACCTGAAGCAGGCGCTGCTGATTCTGACCGGTGACAACTACCGGGAGAGGGAGAGCGTGAGCGCGGCCCAGCTCTATCGGAGCCCGCACTACTGGCACCTGATCTACGCCCATGTGAACTACGAAGCCCATGATTAGAGCAGGACTACTGGACGAGGTGTGCGACGTGGTGCGCTACGAGAAGAGCACGGACAAGTTTGGCGCCGACACGGGAAGGTGGACGGTGGTGGCTGAGGGCGTGCCCTGCCAGGTGACGCACAAGAATAGCGGATTCGGCGAGCTGAACGGCGAGGTGGTCTATCAGCATGTGACGACCTTCATCTTCCGCTATACTGACGCCCTGCGGGAGTATGACCGACTGCGCTGGGACGGCAAGACGTACCAGATAGAGGGTATCGACCGCAGCCGGCGTCGGCTGGGCGAAATGCCCGTGACGTGCAGCCTGATCGGGATGACCGACGAGCTGCCGTGATTTTTCAATTATAAATATTAGAAAAAAATAGATCAAGATGAGTGAAACTATAGTAAACATCCCGCGCAGCTCTCTGAGCGCCGGGTCTGCTATCTACTCCGTATTGAAGGACCTGCTCGGCGAGGGCCATGTGCGCCCCGTGGTGAGCGAGAACGAAGTGACGCTGCCGCTGGTGACGTTTCGCCGCATCGATGTGCGCTCGCTCGACGACAAGGGCCGCAGCGGCTACGACGAGGTGTGCTACGAGGTGGTGGTCTTTGCGAAGACCTACGGCGAGGGCGTGGAGACGATGGAGCGCGTGAGGAAGCAGCTCGTGGGCCGTATCGTCGCCAGCGAGGAGGAGGACGGCTTCGCCATGACCATGGACTGCGTGAAGGTGGTCGGCGGCGAGGAGAGCTGGAAGGATGGCGCCTTCGTGCAGACCATCCGCCTGTCGTATCATGTGGCGCTGGGACTGGTGAAGCAGAAAATGGTCTATGAGTACACCTTGAGCGAAGCGAAGTGGGGCACGATCATTATCCCATTCAGTTGCGCGAAGCCCGACGGGCTGAAACTGTACGAGGCGCTCTCACTTGACGAGAACGGGAAAATCGTCATGAATGAAGTCGATCGCTTCGAGGCCAATACTCCATACATCGTAGGCGGAACCCCTGGGCAGTATAAGTTGGAGGGGTATGCCGGTAAGCACGGCGAGAAAAATACCAAGGGTGTCCTGACGGGTGTGTATGTGATGACCAATCCGCCTGTCGGTTCTTTTATTCTTCAGAATCACCCGGACGAAGCTGGTGTCGCTTTCTACAGAGTGCCCGAGGGCGTCAAAGTCTGGACAGATCCCAACCGCTGCTACATCGAGCCCCAGGAGGGCGCAGGAGGCTCTGCCAGTATGCCGGGCGGCGGTAGTTCGCAGCCGACTCCAGCGAAGCCGAAGCGCACGCTGACGGTCCGCTCGGCCAACGAGAGCCAGGGTAACGTCTCGGGCGGCGGCACCTTCGACGAGGGCAGCACGCAGACCGTCCAGGCCACCCCGAAGACCGGCTACGCCTTCGACAAGTGGAGCGACGGCAGCACGCAGAACCCGCGCACGGTGAAGCTGACCTCCGACCTCACCCTCACGGCCTCCTTCAAGGTGGACACCACGGGCGGCGGCGACCAGGGCGGCGACACGCTGGGCGATTAGTGTGTGACATTTTAGAAAAATATGATTATGGAAAAGGGAAAGAATAAACAAGAGAAAGGCCTGGCAGAGCGTTCCAAGGAAGGAGCCGCCGTGGGTCGTATCGAGGTCGAGGTCGGTGGTAGCGTTTACCCCGCTTACATGACCAACGGCGCGATGCTTCGTTTCAAGCAGCAGACGGGCCGTGATTTGACCGATAGCGACGGTGGATTCTGCGACACGTTCACGCTGCTGTGGTGTTGCGTGGCGAGCGCCTGCAAGCGCGAGGGCGTGGCCTTCGGGATGAGCCTGGAGGAGTTTGCCGACGCCACCGACCCTGCCGACATCGAAGAGTGGAGCGCCTCGATGTTTGGTGTGGGCGGCGACGACGCGGATGCCGATGCTGGTAAAAAAAAATAAGCATCGAGAAAATGCTTGGTTACGGTCTGGGGGTGTGCGGCTTGAGTTTTGAAGACTTCGGGCTGCTCACCCCCTCTGAGTTTCGGGCTATCAGCGAGGCCCGCCACCGCTACGACGACGACCGGGAGCGGGAGGCGTGGGAGCGTGCGCGTATCGTGGGCGTGATGAGCGTGAGTCCATGGAGCGGGAAGAGCGTGGATCCGAAGCGGGTGCTTCCGTTGCCATGGGACCAGCGGCAGGATGCGCGGCCCGAGCCGAGCGAGCAGAAGCCCGCGACGAAGGAGGAAGCGCAGCGCGCCTTCGAGGCCCTGATGAGACGTCGGAGAGAAGAAGAGGAAAGGAGGAAGAGAAAATGAATGAGAAGCAAGTGATCGGGCAGGCATGGAACGACCTGCTCAAAACGTTTGACCAGCGCGAGATGAAGCGGACGCTGAAGGATGCCTATCGGCGGACGGGCAAGATGATCGCGGCCGTGGCGAAGCGCAGCGTGGAGGGCAGTGGTATCAATGACGCTGGAAAGCTGGCCAAGGGCGTGCGCGTGCGCGTCTATCCGCGCGGCGGTGGCTTCATGATCACGGTGAAGCCTCACGGCAATAGCGGGTATATCAAGAACCGCCACGGGCTGGAGAAGCCTGTGCTCATGTGGGCCGCGGAAGGTACGGTGGAACGCTATCCACGCAGCTGGGCGAAGCGTTTTCTCGTGAACACGGGGGACGGTTTTCGCTGGGTTGGCAGGAACAGGGGCAAGATGCCCGCCTATCACTTCCTCGACGAAGCTGAGGCGCAGGGTCCGAAGATCGTGGAGGAGGAGATTGGCAAGGCCATCGAGGAGGCCACGGTGAAGCGGGCGGCGAAGCTGGGGTGGCTATAATGCTACCAGCCAGAAAGCTAGCCCTACACCCACGGCGACCGCAGCTATCCCGATGAGCAGTAGCAGTCCGTTGAGCGTGTTGTAGCCGACGATGCATAGGATGATCCCAACAACGAGCAGTATCCATCCTGCTATTGTGATACACCCGTCCATTTTTGTGGGTTCACAACTGTAATATTGTCTTCTTCTACTCATAATCTCATTCGCTTTTACTTTATGGTACAAAAATAATAAAATAATTTCGAAATATGGCAAAGACAATCCCTTTTAACATAAAAATCCGCATCGACGGCAAGGACGTAGTGGTGAGCAGTCGGCGGGACATGGAAAAGTTGGGCGAGGCCCTGCACGCTTCGCAGAAACGGGCGAGCGAGTTTCGGGACACGATGGTGAAGTGGAACACTATCAGCTCGACCGTCGGAAATGTCTATAGTTCCCTGCAGAACCTGACCAACATCATGGGCGGGTATATCGCGAAGGCGAATGCTGCAACAGAGGCCCAGACGAAGCTGACGACGGTGATGCGGCAGCGCATGAGTGCGACGGCTGAGGACGTGGCATCGGTGAACGCGGCGGTGGCAGCTCAGACGAAGCTCGGCGTAGTGGGTGGTACGGTGCAGCGCAGCGGCCTCCAGCAGTTGGCCACCTTTGCCAGTCATAAGCGGACGCTGACGGCCCTGCTTCCCGCCATGAACAATCTGCTGACCCAGCAGAAGGGCCTGAACGCTACGAGCGAGGACGCCGTCGGCATCGCTAACCTATTGGGCAAGGCGCTGCAGGGTCAGACGGGCGCCCTGAGGCGTGTGGGCATCACCTTTAGCGAGACCCAGGAGAAGGCACTGAAGGCCGGCAACGAGGGCGAGCGCGCGGCCATGCTCGCCGAGATCATCACGCAGAACGTCGGCAACATGAACGCCGAGCTGGCGAAGACGGACGCGGGAAAGGCGAAGCAGCTGGCGAATAGCTTTGGCGGGGTGATGGTGAATATCGGCAAGGCCCTCATGCCCTATCAGAGCATGATCGCGCAGTTTGGCCAACTGGGCATGGCCGTGACGGGCGTGGTGCAGTTTGGCACTGCGCTGGCAGGCTGTGGACGGGCCGCTGCTGGCGCCGTCACGAAGCTGCTGAAATGGGGGCCCGTCTCTCAGGTGGTGCGCCAGGCCTCGGTGGGCATGGGCGCCGTGCTGGAGGTGCTCATCGGCAAGCTGCGCGGCGTGGAGGTGGGCGCTACGACGACGGCCACGGCCATTAGGACGCTGAAGGTGGCCTCGGTGGTGGGTCTGGCCCTCGCTGCCCTCTCGGCCATCATCTACGGCGTGTCGAAGACGCTGGAGCAGTCGAAGCAGGCGCTGAGCGCCGAGGCCGTGGCGAAGCAGACCAACAAGCAGCTGACCGAGCAGCTGACGGAGCGGCTGAAGGATTCGAAGGCCGCCGTGGCCGACAACATGGCGCAGCTCTATAAGGACATCGCCGTGACGAAGGACTGGAACGGGACGAAGGCTCAGGAGAAGAAGAAGGTGGAGGAGCTGAACAGTCGGTACGGCGAGACGATGGGCTACTTTAGCAGCGTCAGCGAGTGGTACAAGGCGCTGACGGAGAACAGTCAGGCGTACTGCGACCAGCTGACGATCGAGGCCACCATGCGTGCCCTCGCTAATCAGGCGGCCACCAATAATATGAAGCTGGACGACCTGGAGGAGAAGCGTAAGAAGGCCTCGACGGTCCGGCAGACGCTCGCCCAGCAGCATCCGTTCCTCTATGGTATGATGGTGGCCGAGGGTGCGAACCTCGACGTGATGCACAAGGGAATCAGGGGCACGAGCGAGAGGGAGCGGATAGACGCTCAGATAAAGGCCGTGAAGGCTGACAATCTAAGGTTAAAGCAGCAGATGGCGGCGTATGCGAAGAAGGGCCAGGCGATCACGTTCAAGGTGAAGGGCAGCCCAGAGCCGCCTACGACTACGACGACTACGCACACGACGCCCACGACGCCCGCTCCGGCCGCGAACGACGTGGTGGACGAGCCCGAGATCACGGACGGCATCCTCTCCATCCGTCAGCTGGACGAACTGGTGGAGAAGCTCTACGCCGACCTGCTGGCGCTGCCCGATACGAAGGTGAAGGAGGCGCTGGACATCCAGGACGACATCGACACGCTGGAGGACTATCGGAAGAAGCTGGAGACGCTCCAGCGGATGCGGTATGAGCGCAGCGGCGGTCTGAAGGCTGACATGGGGGCGAGCGGTACGATCGGCGGCAACGTGGCGGGGAACACGGCGCAGGTGGATCTGGCCGCGCTGGTGCGCCCCGTGCTTCCATCGGCGGAAGAGCTGGAGGCGAAGAAGAAGGAGCTGCAAGGCGTGAGCGGTTTCGACATCATCGCAAAAATCGACCTTAGGAACAACGAGGCCGAGGACCTGAGGCGGCAGCTGGAGACGGTGGCCGCGGCGGTGGATGCTGGCGAGATAGGCCGGGAGATGGGCGAGATGCTGGCCGACGGTATCAACAAGCAGCTGGCGGGCATCGGAAAGGTGCCGCTTCGATTCGGGAGAATCCTGAGGAACACGGACAGCGTGAAGGAGCGCATGGACAAGGCTGCGGACGCCATCAATCAGGTGGGGGCGGCGCTGCAGGGCATGGGTAGCGCCTTCGAGCTGCCGGAGCTCAACATCGCCGGCACCATCGCGCAGGCCATCGCTACTACGGCCATGGGCTTTGCGCAGGCGAGCGCGAACGAGGGCAAGAACGGCAACCTGTGGGAATGGGTGGCCGCCTCGGCGGTCGGTATGGCGCAGCTGATGGCCATTATCAGCGCCGTGAAGGGTTCGACGGGGTACGCCACGGGCGGTATCGTCGGCGGCAACTCCTATACGGGCGACCGCATCCCCGTGAGGGTGAACTCGGGCGAGATGATCCTGAACCGCTGGCAGCAGAAGCGTCTGTGGGACGTGGCCAACGGACTGGGCAGCGTGCCTCAGGTCGGGAGCGTGCGCCCCTCGATCGGCGCTGGCAGCATCGCGCAGGCGACGGTGCATGTGAGCGTGAGCGGGCGACTGGTGGGCCAGGGTCGGCAGCTGGTGGCCGTGATCGGCAACGAGCGGAAGGCGAGAGGCAAGGCTGGCTGGCGCCTGCCGTGGGAGTAGGTGCTTGCTGGTTCGACTTCTGCAAAATGAGAAAAGCCCCCGACACGCATGGACGCGTGCCGGGGGCTTCGGATTATAGAGAATATGAAAGATGTCCGGCTTATTTCTTCAACCTGCCTATGAGGTAGAGCAGGACGATGAGGACGACGATGAGGACGAAGAAGGTGTAAACGGAATAACCGAGGACGGCCCTGTCGAGCGGTCGCCGATCGGTCTCTTCGTGCTTCTTCTGTACTGCTGAGATCGTGTCGGTGTGGCTGATCAGACGGCAGGAGTCGGTGTCGATGGCGGTGGAGGTGGCCGCTCGGGCCTCCTGACGGAAGGACGTGGAGGCGGTGGAGCCGTCGTGGTAGCGGAAGCGGCGGGCGTTGATCCAGACCTCTGTAAAGGTGGTGTCGGCCTGCTGCCATGTGGCCCGTCGGTAGTGGGCCGCCGTGGTGTCGGCGGTGGTGGTCTGCTGGCGGGTGGTGTCGCGGCTGACCGTATGGGCCGTGGCCGTGTCGGTACGGACGGCGGCGTGGACCTGTGTGGCCATGGCGTCGGCCGTGGTGGTGGCCGTGGATCGCAGCTCGTCGGAGGCGGTGCGTCGGGAGGCGCAGGCCATGACGGCGATGATGAGCGCCAGGACGGCTATGATGCGAAGCGGCTTATATGTCTGCATAGGCTTTGAGGGCGTTGAAACAAGGACATTGCTTGTGCCACTTACCGGGTGAGTCTTCACCCCAGATGGAGCGGTGGCCGAGGATGATGGCCTTGGGGTATCTGCTATGGATGTCGGCGAGGAGGGCGCGCAGCGCGGCCTTCTGCGCAGGCGTGCGGGTGTCCTCGATATGGGTGCTCCCTACGTCACGGGGATTAGCCTTGTGAAGGCCTATTCCTCCGATGTAGGCCACATGGATGGCGTGGGCGTTGTAGCCCTTTACGCCGTTGGAGGCCTTGTCCTCGGGCTGGAGGCTGACGATTGTCCCGTCGGCCTTGATGATGTAGTGGTAGCCCGGGTTCTTCCACCCGATGCTTCTCCAGCCCTGCTGGATGGATTCGACGGAGGCGGTGGGGAGGGTGGCCGTGCAGTGGACGAAGATGTGGGTGATCTGTCTCTTGTTCATGATTCTTGTTTCTTTGGGTTGGAAAGGCCAGGGACGGGAGGACCCGCCCCTGGTGGTGGTTACTTGGCAGCTGCGACGGCTGCATCGACCTCGCCGGGGGTCATGGCTACGTCGCCGCCGTCGATCTCCTTGAGCGTGGTGGCATCCACGGCGTAGTAGGCCTTGCCCGTGGAGGTGTCGAGGTAGATCTTGTGGAGATAGAGCTGCTTCTTGGTTTCCGCGTCGGGCGTGGCGATGTTGAAGTCTTTCCAGTTGCTGTAATACTTGGAGCCATCGCTGGCGATGATGGAGTCGATGGCCACGGCTCCCGGCGTGGAGCTGGCGGTGGCGGACTTGACGATGACGAGGGCCACGACGGTAGTGGTCGAGGTCTGCTGGAGGGTGGGCTTGGAGGCGAGGAAGCCATCGAAGCGGACGACGTCGTAGCCCGCCACGTTGAGCTGGTCTCCCAGTCCGCCGCCTGTGCCTCCCGTGAAGTCTTCGAGGGCCGAGATGCGCGTGTCGAGGGCGTCGTTCTGCGCCTTGGTGGCGAAGGTGGTGCCCTTGGTGAGCGTGACGGTGTCGCCGCTGACCGTCATGCCCGTCACGGCGTTGCCCGATCCGCTGACGGAGGGCGTGCCGATGATGTCCTGCTTGGACCATGAAGTGGTGCCGGAGGTGGAGCCGTCCTTGGTGGTGGCACCGATCTTGAGCTTCATGGTGTGGTTGTGGGAAGAGGGCGTGAAGGTGGAGGGCTTGCCCGTGACGCCCGACCAGGGTACGGAGGCTGCGGTGCCCGCAGCGTACTCCATGTAGCCTGCCGAGGTGGAGAGCTTGCTCTCATCGACGACGATATACATGCGTCCCGTGGCCGTCACCTTGACGGTGTCGCCGAGCTGGACCTGGGAGGTGGTGAGCTTGTAGCGGGCCGTATCGTCGGCGACGGTGACGACGCGCTCCAGGGCACCCTGCGGGATGTGGGAGATGTCGATGACGCCCGTGATGCCCGAGGCGGGCACGGTGTCGGCTGCTTTGGCTGCGTTGACTTTGACGCTGGGGATGACGTCGGACTTGAGTTTGGTTACAAGGCGGGTTACGCCCGCGGAATCGAGATACTTTGCCATACTATTTTATGAATTATAGTGATGAATAATTATACTTTTGTTGTTGTCGTTTACGAGGCCGAGATGCGCTGCCATAGGACGTAGCCCTTGGCCAGATATTGGCCGCTGCGCCCATTGGTGCAGAGCGTGAAATGATAGACCGAGGCGGCCTGGAGCATGACGGCCCCCTTGATGGAGGTGATGCCTCCGAAGGAGACGGCGCAGCTTTGCGCGCCCGTGATGACGCATCCACGGTAGAGGCCGTATCCGCGCGTGATGTCGGTATGGAGGAAATTGATCCAGAACTTTGCCCCGGCAGAATAGGAGACGGCGGTGAGGTCGAGGATGAGCTCCTCGGAGCTGGTGAAGTTGGAGACCTGGGTGGAGGCTGATGTGGGGCGCTCGTGGCGCACTGTCGGGAGGCTGGCTCCCTTGGTGAGCGTGAGGGTGTGGCCGCTGATGGATGCGGCAGAGACGGCCTGCCCCGTGCCCGTGACGGAGACGGAGGAGACGCCGTTGGTGATGCCGTAGCCTGCGAGGGTGGTGGCCTTGACGGCAAAAATCGTCTTGAGCTTGGTGACGAGGCGGGTGACGCCTGCTGAATCGAGGAATGATGCCATGGTGTATGTGTGGAGTGATTGGTTATCCTACTGTGATGATGCGGGCCGATGGCGTGACGGTGGTCACGTCGGCGGATCGCTTGGACTTGTCGATGATGGTGGCCGAGCGCTTCGACTTGTCTATGATGATAGCGGAGCGCTTGGACTTGTCGATGAGGGTGGCCGAGCGGAGGGTCGTATCTACAAGCGAGGCGGCGCGGAGGGTCGTGTCGATGAGCTCGGCCGCCTTGGGCTCTGCCTCTTCCTCTGTCGTCTCTGTCGTCTCTGCTACTGCTGCGGGTGCTTCCTCTTGGGATGCTGCTTCCTCTTGGGATGCTGCCTCCTCTGCTTCCTCTACTTCCTCTGCTTGGGCAGCCTCCTCTGCTGCTGGTGATGGCGAGGCGGGCGAGGAGGAAGATGGACGGGAGGCTGCCGCCGTGATGGCGTCTATCTCGTCGAGGGGTATGGCGTCGGCTATGACCTGGCCGGTGGTGTCGGTGACGATGGGTCGGAGCTCTGCGCCCGTCCACCAGTAGGGGCGGTCGTCGGACTGGCAGACGAAGAGGTTGCCCGCGGCGGGGGAGAGGCCATCGTTGTAGAGACTGCGGCCCTCCCAGTTGTCGTAGAGCTTAGGCGGTGCTGATGAGGAGACGGGCTCGGAGGAACGCTCAGCCACGGCGAAGCGTGCGGCAGATCGGACGAACCACACCTCCAGCGGGAGGGCCGGAGAGGCTGATGCTGGCGAGATCTCGCCTGAATCCATGAAGCCACGGAAGGGGAGCACCCGTCGGTCCGTGGCCGAGGATGGGCCCGCGGTCCCGTTGAGGTAGGCACGGACCACCTCTGCCGTCACCTTCATCTGGCGGCTGCCGTTGGCCGTGGCCGCCTCGATGAGGAACTTGTCGCCGTCCCATACGGAGGCGGTGAGGGAGAAGTCTTGCGAGATATTCATTTTTCTTTTTCTTCTTAAATCACGAACTACTGGAGCGTCTTGCCTACCCATCCGAAGGGCGAGGCACCACGCCCGACGAAGACGAGATAGACCATGCGCTTGGCGCAGGTGTAGGTCTTGTTTTTGAAGACCGTGCAGTCGATGGTGAGGGGATGCGCGCCGGGGTCGATGGTGAGATTGTACGACCCGCAGGGCAGGAAGACGTAGCAGTCGCCGTGCTGTGGGTTCTTTGGCAGGGCGACGGTGGCCGCCGCTATATTGACGAGGACGGCGCCCGAGCGCACATAGACCCGCTGGCCGTCGGAGTAGGTCGGCGAGCCCTGGGGTAGCGGATGGGGCACGTTGTAGGAGTCGCTGGTATCGACCAGCTGGACCGAGCCATCGACGAGGACGGGCTCGGGCCGATGGCCACGGGTGATGCCCTGGATGATGTCGAGCGCCGTGCCCGGGTAGCTGTCGTTGGGGCGGCCCGTGAGCTGGAGGGCGACGGGCCAAAAGATTTCCTTTCCGCTGGAAGCCGAGATGGCGCCCACGATGTTGGACTGGGTGTCGAAAAGGACGCGGCCCTCCTCGGAGCGTGAGGACTGGGCCGTGATGGAGGTCGGCGTGATGGTGACGCCGTTGCGCGCATCGTCGGCGTTTGTCAGTCCTCCGTCTCGTATGACGAAGCCTCCGATGGAGCCCGAGGTGGCGTGGATGGTGCCCGTGAGGTAGGCCGAGGTGGCGAAGAGGTTGCCCGTCTCATCGACGGCGAAGGTGTAGGTGGAGCCATTGAAGCCCGAGCCGTCGGGGTAGGGCTGAGCAGCGCCCGCCCAGAAGGGGAAATCGCCACCCATGCCCGCATAGGGTGCCGTGGCGTGCTTCTTGCGGATGGCAATGGCATTGCCCTGGAGGAAGTCTATGCGCGCATCGCGGGCTATCAGGAAGGAGAAGAAGGCCGAGTCGGCATTGACACCCACGGAGCGCCAGTGGTCCGTATCGGCGGGCGGGAGGGCGTGCTGGTCGGCACGGTAGATGTAGGACTGGATGCAGCGATAGACGTCCCATCCGCTCTTGGCCGCATCGGAGGGCACGGCGTAGAAGTCGAGGTAGCAGAAGCCGTCGGCGGTGATGGTGGTGCCGTCGTAGAGCTGCTGGCCGTCGTCGAGGCGCTGGTAGATGCGCGAGGTGCGTCCGTTGGCTCCCGCCTGTCCTCGCTCTCCCTTCTCTCCCTGTATGCGTCCGAGGTTGGCCCAGGCCGTCTCGGTGGCCATCCACACGTCGCCGGCGAGGATGTAGGCGTCGCCCTGGATAGTGGTGATGGAGGCCCATGCGCCGCCCATCTGTCGGACGGCGACGGGCGTGCCCTCTGCCCCCGTATCGACGAGAAAAATGCCGTCGGGCGCTGGCGAGGGGAGCGAGGCCATGTTGGTGACATGGCCGAGGGCCGTGCCCCTGAGGGTCCACGACTTGCCGTCCTTGCCGTCGAGGCCGTCCTCTCCACGCTGGCCACGGTCTCCCGTCAGTCGGACGTAGGAAGAGACGGGGGAGAAGGTCTGGAGGCCTCCCGCCTGCTGCTGCCAGTCGGTGAGCTCTATCCATAGGTAGGGACGGGCGTCGGTGGTGGCGATGGGCACGTCCTGCCATGTGGCGACGTCGTCGGGCGGCGTGTGGGGCGAGGCGGTCGTGGCCCGGGCTGAGAGCGCATAGCGCCGACGCGTGCCATAGGCCGTGCCATCGCGCCCCGTCTCTCCCTTGTCGCCATCGGCGATGACCTTGATGGTGAAGACGTAGGTGAGCGCCGCGCGCCCCTCGCAGTCGATCGTCACCTCGACGTAGGCCGTGGGGCGTGAGGAATAGTCGACGCTGTCGATGTAGAGCGTGGAGTGGTCGAAGTGGGCCGTGCAGCCGACGGGCAGACAGAGAAGACGGTACTGACCCGTGGCGGGCGTGGCGGTGGCGTCTTCCAGACAGGTGAGAATCGTCTGGCCTCGGCGCACCTGTATGGACGTATGGAGCAGCCACGACTTGGAACCGTCGGCGAACGTGGAGACCACGGGCTGCTTCGGCTTGCCCTTGGCGTCGAGGGCGAGCGTGTCGGCGAGGTTGTCCACCGAATAGGTGTAGGGGTTGGGGTCGCCGAGGTCTGCGAGCTGCTTGAGGTAGCCGTCGAGGTAGATGTTATTCGCATAGACCGAGTAACCCGAGAAGTCCATCCCGGGGTTTGGCGAGAAGGCGTTGAGGTCGCCCACCTGCAATTGTATCTGATTCGGCGAGAACTCCCAATCGGAGACGCCCGTGAGGAATCGCTCGTAGGTGAGCGTGGAGTAGCGTGAGGACTGGCGGGCGGTGTCGGTACGGTTGCCATAGCAGACGAAATGCATGGCGGCGGTGGGGTGCATCTGGCGCGGGTAGTTGGCAGAGACGGGGCGGAGACGGTAGGACACCTTACCATTGTGGAAGGTCTGACCGGTCTCAGCGTCCGTGTAGTCTTCGACGGCGGTGATCTCCCAGTAGGCCGTATAGAATCCGGCGAAACGGAAGTTACCGTGGTTGTCGTCGGCGCTTTCCGATGCGTTGTCGGCGGCGGTCTCGGAATGGTAGATGCCCATGCAGAGGTCGCCGACGGCCACCGTGCCTATCTCCCCCGCTTCGAGATGGAGGATGGCCGTGCCCGTGGCGTCCTCTTGATGAGACGCCGAGCGGATGATGCCGCCATCCGGCGCCCGCCACTGGTTGCCCACATGGACCGAGACACGGTTGAAGCGCAGCTCGGGCACCTCCAGGAAGCGCCGGAGCGTCAGCGAATCGAGCTCCGCCGAGCCGTCGGGACGGATGCGCCCACCGTGACCCGTGAGGCCGTCGGCAAAGGTGCCATCCTCGGAGAAGGTGGTCTCGCCCCGGACGATGGCCACCGTTTGGACGTCGAGGCGGTCGGCCTGCAGGCTGCCGTTGACCGTGGAATCGGCAGACGCCGTGAAGCCTTTTCGGAGGGTGATATGGCCCTCAGCCGTGTCGTCGTTGACCTTGGAAAGGAAGAGCGAGCGGGCGTTGTCCCATAGGGCATTGATGCGGTCGGCCACCTCGTTGATCCACGCACGAATCTGCGAGACGAAGGAGGCGGGCACGCCTGAGGTCTCCTGCCCCTGCACATGGATGGTGGTGTGGGTTGAGGATTTGCTTTTATCCTTTTTGCGGAAAAGTCTGATACCAATCATTTGCGCTTTTTGCTTAAAGTGAAACTCGAACCCGCTGCTATTCCTCCTTCATTCGTACCTGCGACGTGGCAGTCTGGAAGTCGTAGCCGACGGAGATGGCCGAGAAGGTGCGCCCGTCGAGGGCGGGATGGGTGAAGCGGGCGAAGGGCAAGGGGAGCAGTCCGTCGAAGTCGAAGGAGAGCTCGATGCGCGGGACGTGGTACTCCTGATAGTAGGAGTCGATATAGTCCCGCTCGGCCTTGACGGCGACGGGCGGAACGGCATCGGATGCTGCCTTTAGCCAGTCGAAGATGCGCAGGACGGCGTCGCCCGTGGTGAGATCGACGGCCACGGACGGCGCTACCGTGTTGGCGCATCCCAGCTCCTCGCACTCCGAGGTGGTGAGGGCCGAGTGGATGCGCATTTCGAGGTCGTCCTTCTTGTTGACAAAGTCCTCATCCGTGTCGGACATGAAGCTGTGGGCGGAATCCGTATCGGCTCCCGCCATGCCGTTGTCGGAATGGAGCTCTATTTTGAGGTCGCGCACCATGATGGAGGAGACGCGCGAGAGGATGGGGACGGTGGAGGTGGCCCACTTCTCCTTGCGGAAGAAGGTGCGGTGGCGGCGCGTAATCTTGTCGAACTGCGCATTGAAGACGGGCCCCAGGATCTCGAAGTGGACCCGCCCGCGGAGGTGGTCGGAATGGCGCACGGGGATGGCCATGCCCTTGACGTCGAGGCCGAGCGTGTAGTCGATGTTGTTCTGGATGTCGAACTGGGTGCCGATGATCTTGTCGCCGATCTTCGGGTCGAAGCCGATGGTGATGGTCTGCGCATAGTATTCGTCGAGGGCCGCATCCTCGTCGCCCGGGTGGGCCGCCCGGCATTGCTCCAGCGTGCGGAAGGGCTTCCAGCTGATGTTGTTGATGTGGCCATAGCGGACGACCACCTCCTCGCCGTCGATGGTGACGGTGCGGTTGCCGTCCTCGTCGAAGTCCTTATCCTCGACGGCCACCTTGTCGCCGACACGGAGCATGCACTCCAGCGCCCCTATCTTGGAGACGTTATCGACGGAAGAGCCTACACGGGAGTAGGAGAAGGCGAGATCCTGGGCGTCGTCGTCGGTCCAGGGGTAGAAGCCCTCCCAGGCGTTGAGGTACGGCTGGGCGAACGGGTTGTCGGACTTGACGGGCTGGGTGGAGACGGCACCATAGTCGGTGGTGGCCTCCTGAGGCTGTGGCTGGCTCTTGGGCGTGTCGGCCCTCCACCAGCGCATGGAGAGGCGGCGTTCGCCGTCGCGTCCCTTCACCCATCGGACTGTGTCGTACTGGGCCCGGTTGAGGTAGTTGACCGACTGCCGGAGCACGGGGTTGAGGATGATGGACCCCGATATGACGATATAATTCTTCGTTTCATCGTCGGAGGGCGAGTAGATGCCTCCCGCCGCATTGCCGTCCCATGTGGCCACGGGGGCTGCCTGGCGGAGGTCGTCGGGCTGGGGATAGGTGGTGGCCTCGTCGTCGATGAGGTTGCCGTTGACCGAGACCACGAGGTAGTCGGCCATCTCGACGGTGGAGGTGGGGGAGTTGTCGGTGGCTGACGCCTTGCGGTCTATCTTTCCGACCGACAGGATGGCCGCTCCTATCTGCTTGCGCAGGAGGCCTGGTATGCGCTGCTGGTCCTTCTTTGTGCCAGTCCACTGGCGGACGCCCCCGCTGCCGTCGCCCGTGCCGATGCGCCACCCTATGGCCGACTTCGCCCATAGAAAATACTCCACGGTGTGGGCGCCGTCGTAGGTGGTGGGCTGGTCGTTGAGCAGGGCCTGAAAGGCCTTGGAGGACGTGTCGCCCGTGCCTGCGGCCCACAGGCAGGTGGCGTAGAGCTGCTTGCCCGTGAACATGGGGACTATTGCATCGGAGGAGAGCGGGGAGGTCACCACCTCCGAGGTGTCGGCGGGTTTGACGTCGAGGACCAACCGGTTGTAGGTCTCGCCCATCTCCATGTCCATGCGGGTGCCATAGACGTTGCCGACGGAGAGGGCCTGCGGCGAAAGCGGCTGGACGAAGTCGGGCGCGCCACCTATGAGGCAGCGCCACTGGACGGAGGGCTGCCGGAGGCTCTCCCAGGAGAAGACGAAGAAGTCGAGGCCCTGCTGGACGATGTGGAGGTTGAGGTAGCGCAGCATGTGCTCCAGGGTCTCCAGCATGGTCATGGTGTCGTCCTCGTCCTCGCCGATGAAGACAGTCTCGGCCACTCCCACCTCGGAGAGGATGGAGAAGCGGCGGGAGGCGTCGGAGGCGAGGGCCTTGCTGCCGTCGTAGTAGAGGCGGTAGGGGAGATCGGCGCAGGGGGTCTCGCTGAGCAGCTGCTCGATGATGGAGAGGAAGGACCGGACGGAAGACGCCTCCCTGACCTTCTGGAAGGAGACCCCGGGCGCGCCGATGTGGGCGTAGGTAGCGTATTGCAGGGAGGAGAGGGCGTCGATGAGCGGGAGCTCGATGTCGTTGGAGAGCTGGCCGCCCGAGAAGTCCTGGGCGTACTGTCGCGGCTCGACGCATCCGACGAAGCGCGTGCGCGTGGTGCCGTCGGCCTCAGCGACCGAGACCGTGACGACGGCGTCGCGGCAGGCCCGCTGGTAGAACTCGGCGCGGTAGTCGGTGGTTTCCAGCCGGAGCGTGGCCGAGGACTGGAGGACGACGTCGAAGGTGTCGTTGAGCCCGCTCTCGGTGGTGAACGCCTCGGTGGCCGGGAACCACAGGCCCGCCTCGTCGCTGCCTATCTCTATCGAGGTGAGGGTGTCGCGGCGGGTGATGATCTCGACGGTGACGGCGAGGCCCGAGCTGTTGAGGAATGTGCCGTGGATTCTCATTTCTTATCTTTCTCCTTCTCTTCCTTGGTGGTGTCGGTGGACAGGTTGGACAGTCGGTCGTTGACCTCGCTGAGGATGGCCTTGCGGGTGGACGAGACGTACATGGTGAGGCCAAAGACGGAGCCAGCGTAGAGGATGGTCTGTGCGAAATACCACAGGACGGAATCCTCGATCGTGTAGTTGCTCAGGAAGAAGCTGAGGAACGAGAGGACGATGCCGCTGGCGAGCATGATGCAGGCCGATGCGTACTGTATGGCTTCCTTGCGGTCTTTTGTCATATTGGCTTTTTTAGTGTTCGGCAAAAAAGGCCATATCGGCGCCGAGCATAAAAAACCCCGAGGAAATTCCCCGGGGTCTGCGTCCGTAGGCGCGGACGACTTCTGTCTTAAGTGTAACGAACAACTTGCCTAAATGGTCTCTGCCGCACGGCGGATGCGTTCGCTCAAATCGAAAAGCGCACCACGCAGTTGCTCTTTCTCATTTGCCGTGAATCCTCCGACGCCGCCGTTTCCGTCGATTCCGTTGAGCTTGTGGTATAGCCATGATGCCGAACGGTCGAAATACGTGTTTGCGATCTCTCTCCATGACACGCAGAGGAGTATGTCCTGTATGCGTTGTTTTACTGCGTTGTCCTTGTCTTTCTTTTCCATAGCGATGATGTTGATGTGGCGGCCCTTGCGGACCGCCTTGTTCTTTACTTTCGAGAGGTTATCTCATCAAACAACTCTTGTGCGTACCATAGCAATCGTGGGTGGCCGTTTGGGAAACTTCTCTTGTACATTCTGATGGCCTCAATCAGCTCATCTTCTTCTTTTGTTAGTTCTTTTTTCATTGTTCGTTTATTTTTTAAGACACTACAAAGGTACTACAAAAAATCGTACTATGCAAGTTTTTAGCCATTTTTTTTATGCCAAAATCAAAAAAATGCGGTCGCGATTCTCACGAAGGGCGGCCGCGGTGGTAAATTACACTGTTAATAAATCATCCTGAAAAATAATCTAAACCTTAAAAAACCTATGGAACGAATGTCGGTAGGTTTGAAGGGAAAAGGGGAGTACGATCCTCGCGGACACCTCCCTCTCTTTCGTTTTTATGAAAAAAGTACAAATAACTAAAAACCTTAGATATGCTATGTGGCCTGGAATAAGGGGAAACCCGCGATCCTCGCGGAGGGCGGGGGTAATAATCATAACTATGAAGAGCGGTGGCCACCGCCGTGGCCTCCTTATCTCTACAAAACATTAATTGAATCTGAGTATTTAACTAAAAGCAAACAATTATTGATAAACATCAAAACGTAAATAACACACTAAATATCGTTTCGTCGGTCGCGGTCGGAGGTTAGGAAAAGAAGGCGCACGATCCTCGCGGACGGTGGCCTTGATAAAAACTCTTACGAGCAAAATGATAACAAAATTGGAAGGACGCGCGGTCCTCGCGGATGACGCGCCCGATGAATTCGCAAAATATGAGATTATATGAAAAATACAAGAATTTCAAAATAAAAAGCGGGCGGGGACGAAGGAATCGTTTGCACACTCACTCGACCGTCCCGCCCGCCCGGTTTTCCTAAGACCGCGCACTGACGTGCGGGGGAGGTTTGAGGGGAAACGGGGCGCGCCTCACGGCGGGCTCCCGTTGTGTCTCCAGCCGTGGCACGTTGCTGCTTGGGCTGGAGAGTCGTCTTAAAAAAATGAAAAAAATTGAACTGTTTATGTCATGTGGAAAATTAAAAAACTACATCATATTAACACCTCCAATCTTTTAAAGACAAATTAAACAAAGGATATGTATGTCGTACTACTCGTCGGCTGGGACGATGGTGATGCCGTGGAGCTTCGCCCTGGCCTCAGCGTGTGCCGATCGTTGCGTCTGGTCGTCGTAGCAGAGGACGGAGGCGTCGTCCTCGGCATAGAAGTAGTTGAACCTCTGGCGCATGAATCGCTTGTAGCTATGGCCAGCAGGCGAGAGCTTCGCAATCTGCAGTCGTGTCTTCCGTGGCAGTCCTGACATGGCGCGGAAGCGCTCCATCTTGTAGAGGCGCCTCAGTTTCAGACGGAACATGGGGAGGGCGGACGCCCGGAACCGGTGCGTCTCCTCCTTGGTGCGACGGCAGCCAGCCTTGTGGAGCATGTTCCTGACCGTCTCGATGGAGACCCCGAAGCGGTCGGCCATTTCCCGATGGGTGAACTCGTGGAAATGGTCGATGCACCATTGCCGGTCCTCGGCGCTGAGCTGGCTCTTCCTACTCATGGGCCTCAGGGCTGAACGTCGTCGCTTTCGGGCCGATGCCGAAGTACTGGAGCTGGTCTTCCACACTTCCGTATAGCTCCCGCTTCTCGGGCGACAGTTCGGCATAGGCGGCGCGGATATTCCGCTCGATGCGCTCGTGGTCGAAGATGCTGCGCGTCATGTCCAGGAAGACGTATTCGGCCATGTCGCCTATCTTCTCGTCATACTTAGCTGTGTCGATGCCGTACTTCTCGCGCAGGAGCCTCTTGGCGAAGCTGATGACGTCGTGGAGGGCGAAGCGGCTGTACGGCTTGGCCCAGTTGATGCCAGAGAGGCTGAACTCGGTCTTGATGATTTTCTCCGTCACGGTCGTCTGATAAACTGCCGTGGCGTATATCTGCGCCACGAAGGCCATGTCGAGGGCCGTGGCGGGCTCGTGCTCCTGCTTGAAGACGTCGTAGCAGGCGGATCGGAGCTTCTCGATGGCCGCCGACTGGTCGCCGACGACGCAGCCGTTGTAGGTCTCGATAAACTCCTTGTCGGCGAGGCGCTGGTGGTAGGTGGTGGCCTGTCGGAGGGCGTTCTTCATCCGCTGGAAGTAGTCGGCGGTGGAGGCGTCCTGCTGGGCTGGTCGGTGAAACCTGAACCAATCGACGCAACCGAGGTAGGCCTGATAGACCACTTCCGCCACGCTGCCGGCGTGCATGATGAGGAAGTGCTCGAGCTTGTAGCCCGAATCCGCGATCTGCTCGTTGCTCACATGGGCAGGCACCGTCAGCTGGAAGGAGATGCCGCGGTCGTCTTTCAGCCTGATTGTGCGGAAGACCCGGAAGTGGCTCAGCGGGCCCGTGCTGCGTATCTGGAAGCCGCTCATAGGCCGCCTCCTTCCTTCTGCTGGTTGTCGTGGCGGATGCGCCCGAGGATGATGGCGATGATCATGGTCACGCCGATGGCGAAGAGCATGAGGGCGAGGATGACGACGGTGATGGTGGGGAGCAGCACCCATGGCCAGGGCCAGGAGACGATGCCGAGCAGCCGGAGGGCGAGGGCGAGGGCCTGGAGGATGATGAATGCGGTGAGCGTGTTGCGCATAGTTTTTTGTAATCTTTCTAAATGCTTAAAACGAATAGTTGACGGAGAGGCCCGCGCGGGCGAGGAAGCAGCGCTTACCCGTGGCGATGCGGACGCGGCGGGTGATCTTGCTCTCGTTGTTGACCGAGTTGCGCTCGGACATGTGGAGGAGCATGATGTCGCGGGTCTGGGAGAGGTCGGCGGAGCGGAGGATGGCGACGGCGTTGGCCACGGAGAGGTGGCTCTGCCTGATGCGGTCCTTCTGTGCCGCCGGGATGTCGGAGAGGTGGAGGATGTAGTCGTCGTAGTTGGCCTCCAGCATCCAGTGGACCACGCCCGTGAACTGGTAGGGCGTGTAGCGCATGCCCTGTGGCGTGAGCTCCTCGCGGGAGAGCGATTCGCAGTCGGTGGCGAAGAGGATGCGTCCCGTCTCGGGGTGGTCGATGACGAAGCCGACGTTGGGGCAGCGGGTGCCGTCGGGGTCGTAGTGGATGAGGGGGAAGGGGAGCACGCGGAAGCGCCCGACGGTGGCCCATCGGCCCGGGGTGATGGTGGTGGAGAAGGGGTCGTGGATGGCGCATCGCTCCATGACGTCGGCCGTGGCGAGCACGGGGACGCCACCCTCCGACCACTGGCGCGCATAGGCGGCGTGGTCGGCGTGGCGGTGGGAGACCAGGAGGCCCGCGAGGCGGGAGAAGTCGGACCCGAAGCAGGCGTACATGCGGGCCTCGGGACGCACTCCCGCCTCGATGATGAGGGCCTCGGTGGGAGAGTGGAGCAGGTAGCAGTTGCCTGCCGACCCGCTCCCGAATACTGTCATCTGCATAGGCTACACGGGACACTTACGGGTCTTGGCGTCGTCCGCCGTGTCGCTGCCTATCTCCACGGCCTCTGCCTCCTCTGCCTCGTTGGCCGCCTGCTCGAAGGGGTCGATCGGGGCGGTGGAGGCTGAGCGGGGCGGGAGCGCTTGCTGGCCGGGGGCGGGGGTGTTGGCCTGATCGCGCTCGGTGGTGGCCGTCTGCGTGGCCATGAAGTCGTCGCGGTCGTCGGAATCCGAGGTGAAGCCGTCGGCGGTGGATTCGAGGGCTATCTTGCAGGCGCGGGCTATCACGGTCTTCTTGGCCATCTGGTCGGTGAAGTTGCGATGTGCCGGGCTGGAGCCCTTGGCCGCTCCCTGTCCCCAGGCTGAGCGGATCATGTCTATCGTCATGACCTCGATGTGGCGGGAGCCGTCGCGCATGATGACGACGGCGTAGGCTGCCACGATGTTGGCCGGGGTCATGTTCTGGATGCTGGTTTTGTGGGCGACCAGCTGGTAGCGTCCGTCCTCATCGACCGTATAGGTGAATTCGTCGCCCTTATAGACGACCTGGGCGTTGACCGCCTGGATGTCGGTGTCGCGCTTGGCTCGCATCAGCTTGCCGGTGTACTTCTCCCAGAAGGTGAGCTGGTTGCCCGTGGGGATGAAGTAGCAGTGGTGCATGGGGTGCTCGCCACGGATCACCATCTCCAGCAGGCAGTTGGCTATGCTGGCGCGGGTGCAGGTCTGCGTGGCGGGACGGTCTGCCTTGTCCTTGATGCTCTGGAGGTAGAGCCAGGCCGACTTGAGGGCGTTGCCGACGTGGTAGCCGTCGGGGAGGGTCAGCTCGTTGGCCGCCTCCATCGTGGTGACGCGGTGGAGCACCTGGTCGGCGATGGAGCCCTCCTCGATGGTGGCCACGGCGGTGGGCTTATCAGTTGGCTGTGCTGTCTGTGTCATTATTTTTTGCTTCTTGTTGTTCTCGTATTTCTTTCAAAATGCCCGGGACCTCGTGCTTGAGGTAGCTCTTGCAGGCCTCCACCTCGCATTTTGCAAATTCACCATTGCGGAAGGCCTCGGACGTGAGGGCGAGGTAGATGTTGGCGACGTGAAGGGACATGAGGTCATTGAGCTCGCCGTAGGTGATCTCTACGGGGTCGCTCGGTTCGAGGCCTTGCGTCCTTTTACCAAGCGTCTCCATGAACGAAGCGGTTCTCTTGATGGTTCTCAGTGCGGCGATCTTATTGACGCCGATGTCCCACGATTCGTCTTTAAGCGCTTCGTTTACGATTCTCTGAGCTGAGTTAGTCTCTTCCATTTTCTTGCACCTTTTTGTGTATTTCTTTTTGTATTTCCCGAAGAGCCTGAGGCATCATTCTTCTGCAAAACGAATGGCGGAACTCAGAATCCGTAGCGAGACGGAGTGACGTGATGAGCATAGCTTTCTTTAGGCTGTCGAGCTCTTCGATCGTGCAGGTCACTGGCTCACCTTTCGCGGCCTGTGCGATTTTCTTGTTGATCGAATCCATGGCGTCATTCGCCATTTGTAATTCATCGCAAAGCCATTTATCAATATTCACTATCTCTACCTCTGAGCCGCTCTCGTCGGTGTCGTTGTCCTCTTCTGTCTCGTCAGCGTTCTCGTGGGATTGATATACCTTGCCGACACAGTCGCTGCGGAAGATTTCACGGAAGGATGGCAGGAAGCAGGCGATGCAGAGGTTGCCCTGGTAGTATTCCACGACCTTGAAAAAATCGCCGCAGGTGATGCTCATCGTCTCGTCTGATTCTCCGTGGCTGGCCTCGGTCAGGTATTCATCTACGAGGTCGCTGTTTTTTTTGACATCCTGCAAGCTGTTGAGAACGACATGCTTCTCGGATGGCGAAAGGTTCTCTATTTCTTCTTTGCACAATTCGATGTGCATTTCAGCTACTTTGTTCATTTTCTATAGTTTTTTTGTCGGTTTATTCAAAAAGTGATGACGGTGTGATCTGCTCGACGCTGAGCTTCTTGGCGGGCGAGACCTCCAGGAGGATCTGCTGGCCGAGGGTCGGGGCCACCTTGTTGACGGCCTCGGCGTTGTCGATGACGATGGGGGCGACGATGTTGTAGTGGCGGGCGAGGGCGTTGATCAGCTCCAGTCCCGCGTTGATGCGCTCGGAGGTGGAGAGGCCCGAGTAGGGCACGCCATCGACGCTGAGCTCGCAGTGGCCCACCTCGCGACCGTTGAGCAGCTCGCGGCTGAGGCGGAAGCGGACGGATGGGAAGAGCTCGTTGACGCGCTTCTGGAGGTCGTTGGCCTCCATGAGCTGGAGGCGCTCGGCGGCTTCGAGGCGGGTCTGCATCCTGGCTACTTCGCCGGAGAGGGCCGTGCGCTGGGCCTGCAGCTCTTTCTCACGGCGGATGTACCCGTCTATCTGCTTGCTGCGGTCGATGGTCTGCTCCAGCAGTCGGAGCTCCTTGCGGTAGGCCTGCTCCTCGGTGCGGAGGGCGGCGAGCTGGGGCGGCTCCTGGGCCTGCGTGGTCTGCTCCAGCTCCTTCATGCGCTGGTCTATCTCGCCGGAGAGGCGCTGCCAGTCGGCGGCGTCGTGGTAGTCGGCCTGCTCTATCGGCTCGGCCTCGGCCTTGCTCAGTCGCTCGCGTGCCTCAGGCATCAGGCGCTCTGCCGTGGCCATCTCCTCGCGGGCGGCGGCGCTGAGGTCCTGGAGGCGCTGCTTGGAGGCTGCGAGCTTCTTGCCCTCTTCGTCGAGGGCGTCCTGCTGCTGCATCTTGCGCTCGTTGAATCGCATCTCGGCCTCCACGCGCTTCTGGTCGGCTTGGTCCTGAGGCAGGGGCTGGCCGCAGGTGGGGCAGACGGCCTCCTCGGCGTTCCATGAGAACGACAGTCGCTCCACCTCCTCCCATCGGCGGCGGAAGTCTTCCAGCTGCTGCTCCAGGTCTTTGAGACGGCGCTCGTGCAGTCCGAGCATGGTCTTGGCGGCGGTGTGGCGCTCCTCGGTGGCCTCCAGCTCCTCCTTGGCCTTGCAGACCAGCGACTGGTGGAGCGTGCGAGCCTCGCGGTTCTGCTTCTCGATGCGGTCCTCGATGGCGGCGCGCTGCTGGCGTAGCTGCTGGATGTAGGCGCGCTGGTCGTTGTAGCGGGCGTTCTCGGCCCTCACCACGCCGGCCATGCTGTCTATCTCCTGCGTCACCTGGCGCAGCTTCTCCTCGATGCCCTTGGCATGGCGCTGGGCCGTCTTGCCGTCGGCGCCCTTGGCCTTCACCTGCTCGATGAAGCCCTGCACCTCGGAGAGGCGGACGGGGATGAGCTCCTGCTCCTTGCGCGTGCGCTGGAGGTCGTAGCTGAGTCCCTGACGGTACTGGTCGAGGGAGCGCTGGCCGAGCTCGTCGACCACCTTCATCGCCTCCTCGTCCTTGGCGGCTATCTCGGCCAGGGAGCGCGTGCCGACGATCTTCACCAACAGACGGTACTGCTGGTCCATCGGCAGCGAGGGGAAGTAGTCGGGCGTGGTCAGCGCGCGGAAGAGCTCCTCCTTGACGATGGTATCGACGTGGGACGAGAAGTCGGAGGACGGCAGCGGGCGCCCGTCGATGTAGCAGGTGGTCTGGTGGCCGTCGAGCTGCTCGCGGGTCATGCCTCGCTTCTGTACCCACTTCTCCTGACGGCGGCGGCGAAGCGTGGTCGGCTGCCCGTCGATGAGCATCTCCAGCTCCACGCTCACGTCGAGGTTGTGGATGATGCGGCCCTCGTCGTCCACGGGGTCGATGGGGAAGGCGGTGCGACGGCGGCTGTCCTTGCCGAAGAGCACCCACGTGATGGCGTCGGCCACGGACGACTTGCCCAGGCCGTTGGCACCCGAGATCCTGACGGACCGTCCTTCGAGGTTGGCCTCGAAGCTGACCAGTCCGCGGAAGTTGCGGATGCGAATTTTCTTAAACTTGATTTCCATAATTTTTCTTATGCTTGGTTGGTTTAGATTCTGACATAGACCGAGAGGCCCGTCTGGCGCTCGTAGAGCTCATGCACGCGGCTCCAGAACCGGGAGAAGGTCTCGTTGCCGTCGTGGCGTTTCAGTATCTCGGCATAGTTCTGGCATTTCCACCTGATGTAGGCGGGCGACTGCACCCGTCCGCAGCCGTTGCCGGCGTGCTGGAGGGTGTGGCCCTGCGGGCGGTCCTCCTGGGGTCCCAGCGGGTCGTAGCCCGGGCAGGTGGGCAGGTCGGGCTTCAGCAGCTTCTGGCAGCGCCGGGCGTCGTCGCCGCGGTCGAGCGTCTTGTGCTGGCAGGTGGCGCAGCAGCATCGGATGGTGATGCCGTGTGGGTTGCGGATGTATCTTTCCATGTTTTTGGGACTTGTTTCTTTGCTTCAAACAATGCCGCTGACGGGTCTATAGTCGCTTTTGCGGGCTTTTCTCCCCGTCGGTGGACAACTTATCGCCTTGCTTCGTTTTCTTCGCTCTGCGGCGTGTTTCTGCGCTTTTTGTCGAAATGGCGACGGATGACCTCGCCCAGATAGGCGGCTGCCTCCCGCTCGGAGGCGCATCGGATGGCCTGGCGCACGTTCTCGGGCGTGAAGACTTCGCAGAGGCCGACGCGCAGGCCGCCGTAGTAGGTCTCGCCCACGGCTTCCACCTCTTGGCGGTCCCGCTCTTCCTGCTCCCGCTCGGTGCGGCTGTCGGGATCTCCCGGCACGCGCCTCACGAAGTGGCTATCCCTGCAGAAGCCATGGACGAAGAGCGGGTGCTCCGTGGCGGCTCGGCGGACGTAGCGGGCCAGCGCGATCAGGCCGTCGCCCTTGCCGCCTTCGGGATGGTCTCGGGATGCGTTCGGGACGGAGGCGCGGTCGGCGGCCTCGTGCCATTTCTGAGTGAACCGCTGGAAACCCGAGACCACGTCGTTGAGGTCGAAGGACGAGAGGCTACGCTTGTAGTCGCCGTAGTTGGCCGCGTAGCTCATCAGCTGGTAGAGCGTGCAGCGGCGGGAGTAGCGGCCCATGAATTGGCCGACGGCCAGCTCCACGGCCTGCTGGGAGACGTTGAACGAGGCCGACGAGAGCGAGGCCAGCCCGCTGATGGCGTTGCGGACAATGGCCCTCGGCAGGTCGGCGTCGTGGTAGAGCGTCGCCACGTCCTGGAGCGTCGGGCAGGGTCTCACGGCCACACGCCCGTCGATAGGACCGGCGAAGCGCTCCCAATGGGTCGGAGCAAACCAGGCGTAAACGCTCGCGCCGTCGGGAAACTTCATCAGGAACGTGCTCCACTCATGACTTTCTGGAGTATTTTGCACGGTCGGCCTCGATGGCGGCTGATAGGTCGGAGTGTCGAACATGGGCGGTGGGTTTTTGTTGGTTCTTCTGTTTCTCGAAATGGCGGCGGGCCCAGTCGTAGAAGTGCTGGCGATAGTGGCCCGTGTCTGTGTGCGGCGTCTTCTTGGCGTTCACCTCAGAGGTGAAGACGGCGAGAAGGTCGAGGAGGGTGCGCTCGTTGGTGTGGAGGTTGTTCGTTGCGTACTGGATGAAGTCGGCATCGTTGGCTATCTCCACGCGGTAGCGGTTGTTATCGACTTCCGAAAATTTACTAACGACTTCACGCGCATGAGGAGGAAGAGGAGAGAGTAATGAGGTATTATCCTCATTACTTCTTCTTCCCTTCTTGTTATTCCTATTATTATGGGCTTCCGCATTTCTTTCGCATTTCTTTCGCACATCTTTCGCATTTCTTTCGCAACTATCTTTCTCGCGCATTTGGTAACTATCATAGTTACAAATAGTTATAGTCGTTTTGTTATGCGCAACTTTAATGCTAATAAATCCGCAACTTTTCAGCCGTTTTATCCGCAACCTTGTAGAAGATTCGGGAGTTCCGAGCGCATCGGCCAGTTCCTTGATGGTAGTAACGAGCTGCCCCCGCCTGATAGTCAGTCCTTTATATTTCCTATCCTCGTGCGTGGCCGTCAGCAGCAGATGGACAAGCAGATGCACCATGTGGGCGTCTCCGTACCACTCCCACTCCAGCAGCTTCCTGTGGAGCTTCACCCAGCCGCCGCCCGGCCCTGTCGGATGATCGGAGGATGGCGTGCGCATGATTCAGCTTTTTTTTGCTAACTTTGCACCATCAAAAGCGAATGATATGGACAAAATCAAGTTTTACAAAGAGTGTAAGGGCGCATTGAACGTCCTCAATTCTAAGGGTATCATCAAGCCAGAAGACTATCCGCTGGCGGTTGTCGCTAAGCTCCGAGAGATCGGAGCGAAGCCCGTGACGACTGGCTTTGTCAGCTGCCGACAGACACGAGAAGCGGAAGCCATCGGTGTCTTCGATGACATGATAGAAGATGAGCGGCAGAAGCAACGCACGGAGCGGAGAGCGAAGCGGGCGGAGATTATATCGATAATTTCTATCGCAATAGCTTTAGCAGCGCTATTGCTATCAGTGATACGACGCTGACTACGAGCGCGACCCACGCAAGTATCTCAGAGTTGCGGGCGCGGTCGTCGAGGCCATTCTTATCCATGACTATTTCCTTTCTTTTGGGTTATGGTTGATATGATGTCGGACGCTTCCGCCCGGCCACTCTGCGTTCGTGGTGGCTTGTGACACCCAGACTGTGAAGCCTGGCCGCATTAGCCGGACTTTGATATAGGAGCTACACCACGCCATTGCCCTGGCGGGTCGCCTCAACCTACGTTCATCCATCGTCGGCTATGTCGTGCCCGCTCTTGGCGGACTGCTCCCGATGCTACTTCCTACGCTCACCGACGACCTGTAGTTAGCCGCCGACCCTTGCGGGCGGTAGTACGACCTCATCTCGTTGTGGATGGCTTGCTCGTGCGCCAGCAAGCGGGCGGCCTGTCTTCGATGAGCCGACAGGCGGGCTCTATGGGGTGGGGTGGCTTATTCGTGGGCTACTTCCCGCGCATCTCGCGCCACAGCTGGGCGATCGTGCTGCCCATCATGCCGAGCAAAAGGGCGAGGAGAACCGCTAAGATGATTGTATGTACCATTTTTAACACATTTTTCGGCTCGCTCGAACCAATTTAAGACTTGTTAATTTTTCGGGAGGGGGGCGTCAGAAAAAATGACCCCGTCGAGGATGATACCCTCCCTCCGCACCTTTCGACGCGCGAAAATTCAATTTCCAGCCCCCGTGGGGGTTGCCTCGTTCTTGCGCGCTGGAGGTATGCGCCGCCGCTCTGTCTGAGATCGCATGTGCTCCTCGACGAGGGTCTCCTTGCGAAACATCACGCGGCAGGCTTTCGCCTTCCCGATCTTGACGTGGGTGAAGTAGGCCTTCTGCCTGAGCAGGTAGTTTTTCGTCAGTCCTACGATCTTGGCGGCCTCCTCGGCGCTCACCCACGTCCATTGCTCCTCGGGCTTCTCCGCCCGTCGCTTCTTGACGAAGGGCAGCACCTTGGCCAGTACGGCCTCCGCTACGTCCTCCACCAGTCTGCGATATTCAATCCTTGACAGTTCCATCGGCGCCCTCCTTTCTCTTGCGGGTGATCGTCATCCGCAGTTGCTCGTAGTCGCACCGGACCGTGAATCTGCAGCCCAGCACATGTTGCGACCGGTATATGAGCGACGTGGCGTTGATGATGTCCCGGGCCGCAGGCAGCTCAAAGGTCCGAGGCTTGCCGAATGGCAGCGCCCGGAGCTGCTCGCGGGTCATCTTCTCTATTGCTATCGGTTTCATATTCTTTTCTTTTGGGTGTGGGTGAGAGTGAGGGTGTGTCAAAACTCTCTTATTCTTAAAAAATCACAAAGCCCTGACTTTCACAAGCCAGGGCTTTGCTATGTCTAAAAGTTGTTGTAACTTTAGACCATA